GTGTCAAAGATGCTTTATAAAGAGCAGTTGAGTAATATGGCCTCGGAAGATCTACATGATAGTACTGAAACTTATGATTGGTACAGATATGATGAAAGTGTAATATCCACTATGTGCAAAGAATATGTTAAAAGTCTGAACATAACTAGAGGGATGTTTAATGAAAAATTGTCCAAAACCAGATTTAACAAAAATATTATTCAATTAGCAGCTTTGACTGGATCATGTGATTTTTCAGATCCCATGTCAAGAAAGTCACCTACATCCTATGAGAGTATGATTGATCTGATTAATTATTACAAGTCAACTGATCCATTCACTGTAGCTGAACAAATTGTTAATAGTGATTTTGAATATAATATGAGGATTGCGTCTAAAGTGCAACACGGTGGGGAAAGAGAACTCATGGTACAAGATCCTAGAACAAAGATCTGTAATGCTGTTGCCGATTCGATATTTGAAGCTTTATGCTCATTTGACCCTAATGAGATGCTTACAAAGCAAGATAATAAAATATATGAGCAAATGAACATGATCATCCCAGAGACCGAAACCGAAATGATATATGATAATGGTGATAATTCATCATGGGGTCCAAATATGATTCCTAAATCATTTATTAGCATGCTTCCATCTTTAAAACCAATAATTGGAGATAGATTGTGCATATTTCTACATAAGCATTTTACAAAAATGTCAAATAAAAATTTAATAAAACCTTTATCATATGATGATACTATTTATGACAAAGATCATTTGCCTGATCATTATTTGAGCACAATGTATGGCAAGAATTCAATTAAACAATCGGGAAACATGGGGCAAGGAATATTACATTACACATCATCTTTTTGGCATGGCTGTGCTATATACACAATTGATAAGAAGGTTTCTGAGATAGATGAAGTGGTTAGAGTTAAAACTATCTACTCATCAGATGACTATTTAAGAAGCGTCTGTCATGCTAAAAATATAGATAAAAAATATTTGTGTAACAAGATTGAAAATATTACTTTAGTAATTAATCGCTACTTTAACATCATAAAAAATATATATAAAAGCACCTACTCATCAGTGATAAACGAGTTTAATTCACAATTTGCAATAGGTCAAGGGTTTCTTATCCCAGACTCTGTTTTTCTCATACCAATCTTTCAATATGAACCATGTAAAGATACTGCGGACGTTATCATGAAATTCTTTCAGAAAGTGAGGACCTATGCTAATAAGACAGTAACATTAAATGATACTGACATTGTCCTGAGAATGGGAGCAATGCACTTATCAATTTTAGGTTTGGATATTAATGTGGATCCCCTACTAATAAAATTCTTAGGAATGGATAAAGTGAGTTTTATTAACAAAGCGTTGCTTAAACCACTGAGACATTTAGATATATTAAGAAAGAATAAATGGGAAACTAACAAATCATTAATTCTCCCAACAAGGGCATATGATAGTTCTATATCACATGGTATTAACGCTATATTTAATTCTACTAAAGGCCATGAATTAATAGATAGATCATTCAGTGTTCTTAAGATGATTTTAAACTCAAAAAAAGATCAACCTGATGC